TCCTGTAAAATTAAGAAATTTTGAAAGTGCCGCCCCGAATAGCTTCACCCATGCCACGGTTCTTACCCGAAACCACGGAAGCTTTTGCAACATTCGGAGTTTTTTCATCCTTTGCATCGTTGTAAGGAACATAACCCTGGTCCTCGACTACAATGCCTTTCTTCGTAGCGTTTGAAGATTCCTTTGCCATAGCGATCTCCTATTGGCTTTGTTGTTTCATAAGTTCGCGTTCGCGAGCAGCTTGTATCCGCGCCGCCACGATATCTTCCTGAGACTGTATTCTTTCTGCACCCAACTGAGCCGTGTTCTGAGCTTTCTGCTGGTCGAGAGACAGACGAGCTTGGTCTATCTGGTTTTCGGCGGCATCTCGTTGCGCCCGAAGTTCTAAATCCTGCTGCTTCAATGCAATAAGAGGATCTGGTTCCCCGCCACCGCTAATCTGTGCGCTTAACGATTTAACTTCTTGCATACCTTGAGCGACCAGTTCGGCTACCATACCTTCAATTTCCATGGCCTGTTGCTCGTTCGGAGGTTGGCCTTGAAGCTGCTGCTGCATCTGAGACGCAACCTGTTCTTTGGCCTTTACCGAAACGTGTTCCATGACATGTTTCTGTAAAGCCATGGCTACGACAGGCATTTGAGAAACCATGGGAGACGAACCAAACACAAGATGCGCCATGATATGGGCATCGTGGTTCTGACCCTGAAACACGGTTAGAGGCAGGTTCTCCAAAGATTCCGAGTTTTCCAGCGCCGGATCTTTAGGAGTGGGCTCCCCCTGTTCTACGGGTTTCAAAATAGCGTCTACGTCCTTGACACCAACCGCCCTATACATCCTGCGATACGCTTCGTACAAGTTGTGAAGCTCCGGCGCAGATTGCGCCAACTGTAGCTCTGTTTGCGCGAGTGTGACTCTTTGTGCCATTGAGAAGATATTTGGGTCTGACACAGGAACCACATCAACCCTATCATCAAAATCCTCCGCTTTTATGGTGCGTTCCGCACCAACAACGTTATATGGATATTCTGGCGGCAGATACTCTCCAAAAACGCTAGCCAGAAGCTCAAACTCTTCTTTTTGAGCATAGTGAAGCCGCTTGTGTATAGCGGACATTACTTTTGCGCCCTGCTCCAGCATGGCTATGGTTGTTCCAACCGCAGCCTGTTGGTTGCCGTCCCCTACTTGTAGATTAGAAACGGCTGCAAAACGCTGACCAGCCTCGACACAGAAGCCCATCAACTGGAACAGGGTCTGATCCGCACCCTTGTAGGGCAGGAGCATCAAGGATTCGCGGATAGCACCACCGGGAGAATCCACATCCCGGAACTCGCCCGGAGACAGTGGCTCATCGTCATTGCGTATGCGTAAACCGCGAGTTTTGAAACCCGCAGGAAGGTTGGAAAGCGTACCAGCGTCAATAAGCTGTCGAAGTGCGGCAGTTGCTGTACGGCTTAGACCACCAATCATGTGGATCAGACCAAGACCGTAGAAACCAAATCCGGGCAGGAACTTGAAATGCACGAAGTACTGGTTCTTCTTACGCGCAGGATCGTCCGGTCTGTAGTTCCTACGGATACTTAGAATTTTTCCGTTGTTCTCGGATACCGTAACAACATAGGGAAGCTTTATGCCGGTGGGCTCTCCATCATCCCCTATGTCTTCATAGCCCTCCAGATCTAGGTCAACGTGGCATTCCAGAAGCGTGACTTCTTGGTCCAGGTGATTGGGTGTAATGCCGGATATATCGTCCATCTCTTCTTGGACATCGGACGGGTCTGACTGGGACGCAGACACTTCTATATCGCGATAGAAGCCAGCTACCTGTTTCTTACGAAGTTCGTTCTCGCTAATCTGGATAACGTGCGTAACGTTCTCGGAGGTTTCCAGATCTGTCGCGGTGTACGGAACAATCAACTGTTCCGCAGGCACAAACTTGCTGACGGCGCGTTCCAGAAACTCGTCGTAGTAGACCTTTTTAAAGGTAGAACCCGACAACGGTAGATAGAACAGCATCTGGTCAAATTCCGGCGTATACTCTTTCATCACGCACGTAATCTGATAATTCATAAAGTGGCGAACGCGATCTGCTTGACTGTCTGCCTCCGGTGTAACCTCACCCAAAACCTCTGTGCGAACCGGTCCACCAGCGGGAAGAAGCTCTCCGAAAGCCTGCGCCTGAAACTGGGTCACAGCTTCTGCAAGAAGCGGATGCGTTACGCCGGTTGCGCCTCGAAAGGGCTCCGAACGCTCTTCATATTTGAAACCAAGAAGCTCTAGTCCGGTACGATAGGCGTCTTCCCAATCCTTGCGACCGTCCTTGTTGGCTTCATACTGCTCCATAAGCTCCGAAGAAACCATGGACGAAACCCGATCTTCGATGGTCTCGGCTAGATTGTCGTAAAAGTCGCCCGTATCCGGCGCTTCCATGCGCGGATCGAAATCCACTACAACGCCGCCGTCGTCCTCCAGTTCAATATTAAGGCCGGGAGCCTCAATGACGGTAGAATCTGCTACGTCAACTTCCGCAGATTCTTCAACATCCAGATCGACAGGGGGTATTTCGTCGCGGCGCTCTACAAGCGAGGCCGTTCCAAAATTGCTGCGGGGAAGAGGGTTACGGGCCATGACTATCTACGCCCCAACGACATAATGCCAACACCGGCTCCAGCGGGAATGGCGGGAGTGCGCGGAATCAACATCTGGTCGCCGCCTTCCGGCGGAACACCCATAGTCGGCGGAAGCGTCCGTTCCATGCCGGTCTCGGGTGGGTAGTAGTCATAACCACCCATGTTATTCGGAACGACGCCGGGGAAATCCGGAATCGTAGGAGAAGACTGCTGTGTCTGCATCATCTTTTGCTGCTGTGCCGCAAGGGCGTTTTCCTCAACCCGCTGCCGCGCCATCAAAAGATCTTCATCCGGCAGGCCAAAAAGTGCCGCAGCAATAGAGTCAGATGTGTCGCCGGTCGTGCTCATAATGTAGTCTACTATTGCAGCCCGCGTCTGGTCGTCCATTGCAATGCCACCTTCGGCATACCCAAGGGGACGAAAGCCCATCATATTACCCATCATCTTAAAATCTCCTAGATGAAATTCTTATCATACTATCTGCCGCCGCCAAACTTCAATCTATACCGAAGCATTGCTTCCGTCGCGCTTTTTCCGCCAATCGGGTTCTTGTAAGAACCCGTCGCGGAAAGGTTTCCGCCCAAACCAAAGGGGTCCTCTACGTTATACGAGCCTTCAACGGACTTGTTCGTGCCAACGTTGCGAACGTCGGTCAAGTTGCCCTGCAAACCCAAACGACCCGGACCTACCTTACCCTCATAGCCCGCACTATACGTCGTTACATTTGGAGATTGGGCCGTGGGCCGTGTTTCCTGACGCAACTGCTGCGGACCCCGCTGCGTTCGAAACTCGCGACCAACGCCACCGGTTAACGCACCACTGCCCACGGGCAGACGAAGATTAAGACCTACGTTATCCGTCTGATTGTCGAAGCGAGTGTTTTGAAAATACTGCGCGAAACGCGGGTCTACTACATCCTGGCTGGAGCGGCTGCGGTTTGCATACACGTTTACGGGACCTAAATTTAGCTGACCGCCATAGGCCGTGGTCCGTGAGTCCCGATTACCGGGCTGCGTAGACTGCTGATAGTATCCTTTCAAAGGACCAACGCCACCCTCAACAGTGTCCATGGTCCGTGGGCCACCGGCATCTCTGTCTTTGTCCTCGAATGCTCGCGAGTAACGAAGAAGATCTGAACCAACAGACAAGGATGCTCTGTCGGGCTGTCCAAGTTTTCGGGAAGCTTGCACAGCTACTTCAGGAAGGTTTGGATCTTTGGGGACAAGAGCAGCGGCACCTTCCACGTTTGAAAGACTAGCCTCTAAGCGACCATGGCCCTCGTAAGCACGGGACGTAAACAGAAGGTATTCTGCCGCCGAAAGTTCTGTTAGATCAGGTTTTCCTTGGTCAGCCATAATTTAACCTATCACTCTTGCGTTTCCGTACAAGGGTTTATCCACCATACCTCCGAAGGCTTTGCTCTGCACGCCAAGGTCTTTTCTTAAAATAAGGTCGTCCTCGCGTCGATCCAGACCGCCCTCCTCAGTCCAAGGAAATCTTTCGGCTCTTTCCTTGTCGGTTAAATCTCTGCGAGTATCGGCGAGGCGAGCTTCCGCTTCTCCCAATGTCCGCATATATATCTCAGTCGCAGTCAATTTCTTCCCTGTTACACGATCTTTTACATTTGTTTTAAGAAACTCTCGGCGGTTTGCACCGCCCTCAAAACCGGGCGTTCTGTGCTGAATGCTGTGCTGCCCCTCGTGAATCATGTCACTCCGAAAATGAAGGGCTGGGTCATAGTCTTTTTTATAGTAAATAATTCCAAATTCCTGCAACTGGTCCCATTGTTTCTTCAAGTAATCGGGCAGTGTCTCCGGATTTATCGTATCTTCCGGACCCCCTTTTCCGCCCCATTTACGCAACCTGTATTCTGTTTTACTTCCCGACAAAGAAGAATCCAGAGAGATACCAGCTTCCTTAAAGTCTTCGACAGCTTTGTCCAGAGCTTGTTTGTACTGGTAGGAACTAAACTGTTGGACGTACTTACCTTGCTCATCCCAAGGTATCTTCTCGCCTGAAGAAAACGTTAGCTCGGAGCCACCGGGTCGCTTCTTAGTTCCTATAGTATCCAGGTAGGGGCTGTAGTAGGCACCACCCCAAATTTTGCTGCTCATAGTTTTAAGAGGTATGTCTGAAACGGGTCTTTCCATACGAGCTTCCCTGCCTCTAGAACCAGTAAAAGGAGGCTCAGATTTTACTGATGGGGGTAGGCCCGGAGCATCACTAGTGGGAGCGTTTAAGATATAAGCCTTTAAAAGATCCGCGTCTTCTTGCTGTAGCTTTTGGTATTCAGCAGCGTACTCATCAGGGTCTTTATTGCTGGCTTTTAGTGCCAACAGTTTTTCTCGGATTGCAGCCCGGTCTTTTTCGAGTGAAGCCAGGGAAGAAGCGTCTACCTTATTCGTCTTTCCGGGAAACGCCTTGTAGAACTCGGAGTGCTGCAAAAGATCACTGAGAACGGGGTTTTCTTTTTCTCGCAACCGGCCCGTAGGAGTTTGAACCCTTGGATTAAACACAGCCTTGGACATTTCATCGGAAATTTCAAAACGCCAATCGCTTATGGGCTCCCCGTTCCGTTCCCAACGGAACAAACCGGTTTCTTTCCAGATGTCCTCTCGCGAACGACCTTTTTCGGCCATTTTCTCGGCGCGGGCGAACTTCTTGGGGTCGGCGGTCGCGGCGTTTCGCCCTGCAAACATTCCCAAAACAGCGCCGGGACCTCTTACAGGGGCTAAAGCACCCGCCGCACCCATCGTCGCAGGCGTCAAAAGAGGGTCATAACTTACCACGCGCTTCTGTTCGGGGTCGTAAAACTGTAGGTCGCCACCCAAACCCGCGTTTATACCAGCGCGTTTCTGGTCTTCGAGCAACGTACCGATACCCTTTACAAGGGCGTCCGCCGTCTCGCCGCGCTTTTCGCCGCTGGATATCAGTTCTCCAAGGAAATCATACGCGGACTTTGCGCCTTGGACCACGGGCATGTATTCAAGGCCCCGCTGTACAGGGCCATACACCGCAGGCGTTACAACTCTTTTATAGCGTTCTTGTGCTTGATCTGGGATTAGTTCGTAGTCAACTTTTTCAGGACTTATAACTTCCCGTCGAGAGGGCGTGACCATGTCCACAAGAGGCCCGCTCATAAAATTAAAGAACCCAAGTATGCCGGGAGCGGTCTGCTCCGGGGTCCTTCCATACTCATACTGGGTATTGGGTTCAGCCATAATAACTCCGGATGTAGGTGGACTCCTCTGAATCTACCCAATCGTCGCTCGGAAGTTGCACAAAATTTCCCTGACGATACCGCATCAGAGCCTGCGTCGTGCTGTCTACAAGGTCATCGTAGTCGCCATTCGGAAATGCCGCGCATTCATCGATGACTTCGTCCGCCCAACGTTCATCCGGTGCCCATATCATTCCGCTTTCAAAAAGTGGTGATACAGAATGGACCCGCGTCAGCTTATCGTTTCCTTTGCTGGGTGTAAAGTTAACAACGGGTATGCCCAATTGGCGAAGTTCATGCGTCAGTGGGGTCCCTGACGCCTTGGCTTCAATAATGACCGTCTCGGGTTCCCAGAAGTTGTACTGATCCAGAGCCTCCTTCTTTAGCTCTGGAAAATCCCAGCGCCCCTTCTTGGAATCCAGCAGTATCAAATTAGCTGGTCCGTCCTGTTTTGGGTAAAATACCCCCCACGTCGTGATTGCAGAGTAATCCGCAGTCGTCGCCTTGCTAAATGCCGTGTCGTAGCTTTGTATTACATATTCAAGCTG